TGGCGCGGATCGTCGGAGTGATCAACGAGGACACGCCGACCGAGGAAGACGCGCTGGGAAACTGAGGAGCGACCCTGGTTTGTTTGCAAGGTATCAACTTGCAGAACACCTGCACAAAACGGTCGCAGAGATTAATGAGATAGATCACCGCGAATGGCTCGGGTGGTTGGCGTATTTCAAGATGAGAGACGAGGACAAAAATGGCGACATATGAAACAGTCCTCAGTCTTTTTGCGAAAGACAACACCGCTCGAGCGTTTCAGTCGCTCAATCGAAGACTGAAGAAGCTCGGCGCTGGGATTGCCGGTGCGGCCACTAGGTTCGCAAAAATCGGCACGGCCGCGGCACTTGCAGCAGGCGCTGCGACTTCGGCGTTTGTCGGCATGCGCATGTCGGCTATCGACAATCTTGCCAAGACGGCCGACAAGATCGGCACCACCACAGAAGCGTTAGCAGGTTTGCAGCACGCCGGAGAACTCACTGGCGTCAGCACGCAGACGATGAATATGGCGCTTCAGCGCATGCAGCGCCGATTATCAGAAGCAAGCCAAGGAATGGGAGTTGCACAGGGCGCCCTAGCAGAACTTAACCTCGACGCGGATCAACTGCTCTCACTCCCGCTAGATCAGCAGATGGAGGTGGTCGCTGATGCTATGGCCGGAGTCGAAACCCAGGCGGATCGCGTGCGGCTCGCCATGCAGTTTTTCGACAGCGAAGGCGTCGCACTCGTCAATACGCTCGGCCAAGGCGGCGATGCTTTGCGCGCGATGATGAGCGAAGCGGATCAGCTAGGCATCTCACTGTCGCGTGTGGATGCGGCGAAAATCGAGCAGGCGAACGACGCAGCCTCGAGGATGACCGGCGTATTTACGGGCATTGGTAATCAGCTCGCAGTCAGTTTCAGTCCCATGATCGAGGCAGCGAGCAACTGGGTCACGCATCTGGCGCTGACGACCGAAGGATTCGGAGATATCGGAGCGAAGGCGGCGGGCTTCGTCGCTACTGCGTTTCACAAAGTGGGCGACGCCGTGCGCGGTCTGAAGGCCATCGTGCTGGCGATACGTCTCGGCTTTGTGAACATGGCTGAGTCGGTATCTGGCGTGATGCAAGGCGTCGGTGAATCCGTTGTTGAGATCATCAACTCAGCGCTCGATAAGTGGAACACGTTCTCAAGCAAAATCATTGCCGGATACAACGATCTGGCGCGGCATGTGCCGTTTCTGGACATGACGACCGACTGGTCGCCGACTGTTGGGAAGGTCGAATTCAGTTCGGACTTTTTTTCGAGTCAGGAAGCGATCTTTAAGCAGATGGGCAAGAACATTCGTAGCCAAATCGCTGAAACGCTCAAGACCGACACCGGGCAAGCCTTTGAGGATGCGTTTAGCAATTTCGTTGACCGCTTTCAGTCGCCTGATGCCCCCGGTCAGGTGATCCCGCCGGAAATTGACCAGGGCATGACGGCCATCGAGGACAAGGCCAAAGCTGCCGCCGACAACGTGCGGTCCGACATCGCTGACTCATTGATTGCTGGGGTGACGGACGGCAAAGACGCGATGATTTCTTCGTTCGCAGACACGCTGCAGCAAATGAGTATGGAACTGCTCAAAAGCAAGCTGATGTCTGGACTAGAGAAACTTTTCGGCGGCTCGGGGGGCGGCTCGGGCGGCGAGGCTGATGGCGGGTTTTTCTACAAACTGGGATCCATGTTCAGCGCGCGCGCGAATGGCGGACCTGTCACCGGAGGCGTGCCTTACATTGTCGGCGAGCGAGGGCCGGAGATCATGGTGCCAGGTCGCAACGGCACGATCATTCCGAATCGCCGTATGGCTGGTGGCATGAACTACGCGCCGGTCGTCAACATCAGCGGCGGCGCTACCGCTGAGGATCGCGCCTTCTTTAGCGCGCAACTCCGCAATCAACGAGCAGAGATCGCGGACCTTTTGGCGCGAGGTCGCTTCTGATGGCTACTCAGACCTTTCCAAGCATCACGCCGAGTTCGCAGTCATGGGGGCTGATGACGAATGCGCGGCAGTTTGTCTCGCCACTGACTGGCGCGATTCAAACCAGCCAGCGCACCGGTAACAGGTGGCAGGTCTCGCTGACGTTCGACAATCTAACGACGACGCAGCGTCGCACCTTGCAGGCATTCCTCGCGCGCGTTCAGGGACTCAGCGAGAACTTCTACCTAACCGACCACGCGTTTATTCGCAGCGCGGACGGCGCGGGTACGCCGCTCGTGAATGGTGCTGACCAGACCGGGAACAGTTTGGTTACAGACGGATGGACGGGTTCGTACGCCATGCGCGCTGGCGATCTGTTCACCGTCAACAACGAACTGAAAATGGCCACGGCGGATTCGACGATAGACGGCGGCGCAGCCACTATCGCATTTGCACCAGAATTGCGTGCTGCGCCAGCCGACGATGCAGCGATCACGCGTTCGTCGCCGACTGGGATCTTCAGGCTTTCGACGCCCATCAGTTCCTGGTCAACCGCACCCGGTCCAATTGCGTCGAGCTTTACGATTGAGGCAATCGAGGACGTGATCGCATGAGTACGCGCGGCCTCTCAACGGCGAACACGGCGCAGGTCGATAGTGCGACGCTCACGCCTGTCACGTTCGTCGAGATCGCCTTCGACTCGCCGACGGGTTCGATATATCTGCACGACAACATCGGCGAGATCAGCGGATCAGACGCGACTGACTGGGGCGGCACAGCGCGCACGTGGAGCGGTCTGGGCGATTTTGGCGGCATCAGCCCCATGACAGAGGGGTCAGGTCTTTCCCCGTACAAGATCGATCTGACGCTGTCTGGAATCGACGCGACGCTGGCGGCTGAGGTGTTGAGTGAGAGCAAGAACGCTGTCCTGCGCAATGTCTATATTCAGGTAGGTTTCATCGGTCTCGACCGCGTGCTGGTCGACCCGCCTCTGTCGCTGTGGAAAGGAAAAATCGACGCGATGCAGGTCGCCATCGGGCCTGAGAGCGTCATCCGGCTAACCTGCGAGTCGTTCATGATCGGGTTCGAGAAGTCGAACGGTCTGCTCTTCTCAGATGCTGATCTGCAGAATACTTCGATCATAGACGGCGACAAACTGCTGCAGTTTGCGTCTCAGATGGTCGACGCCAACGTCGTGTGGGGTGGGCCGCGTGTCCGCTACCAGACTGGCGCAGGTGGTACGCCGGAGACGAAGACGGTCGACGAAATCGTCGATGACATCAACGACAAAATGCCATGATGATGGATCGTCGCGCTGCCATCCGCTCAATCGCCAACGAACTAGGCGATGCGCCGTTCGCCTGGGGAGCTTTCGATTGCTGCGCCGTGCCGCGTCGCCTGTTCACACTGCTGCATGGCTATGACCCTGCGCCCGAAATCATCTATTCGTCAGCAGCCGAAGCGGCGACATTGATCGAGCAGCACGGCGGACTGTCTGCGCTCATCACTCACGTCATCGGCGCGCAGCCCCTCGATGTAAGCGACACGGAACTCGGCGATGTGTTGCACATGAAACTACCGGCGATGCGCGAGCCGATTATCGGCGTGCACACAGGACAATCAGCACTAGTGCCTGGGGAAGTCGGGTTCTTCAAGGCTCCGATCCGCTACGCCACTCACGGGTGGGCGATTTAGCATGCCTTCCGCAATTGCCAGTTTTGTCCTCGGCGCGCTGAAGGTTAAGGCCGGAACGGCGCTGCACACCACGATCATGGCGGTTGCGCTGGTCGCAGACGTTGCCCTCGCAGAGTCGACAAAAAGAAAGCAGGCGTCCGACGCGCGCAGAAAATCAGGCAATGCGCCGCGTGATGTCACAGTGCGATCAGGCGTCTCTCCTGCGCAAATTGTCTACGGGCAAGCGCGTGTCTCTGGTCCGGTGATCTACAGCAACGTCGTTCCCGCAGCCCATGCTGCCGACATCAGCGAACTGTGGACACTGATTGCGCTGGCCTATCACGAATGCGAAGACATCACCGAGATCTGGCTCGACGGCGACAAGATCGGAGGCGGCACCGGCGGCTATTCGATCAACTGGGTGCAGAGCAGCACCGGTAGTCAGGATGGAGCGGTTACAGGCGCGGGAAAATACGGGCCAATCGACGGTCAGTCGCACGTGTTCGCGTACAAGGCGCTCGGAGACCAGGCGAGCGTGATGCGGATCGACAACGATAGTCCGCCTAAAACGATTACGACGCGGATTGGAGACATTACGTCCGACCACATCGGCAATGGCATCACGTGGATCGCGACAGCGTTTCAACTTGGCACCGAGACCGGCAACGGCGTGTGGAAAAACGGAGCGCCGCAGAACATTCGCGCGCTCGTTAAAGGCAAAAAACTCTACGATCCGCGCAAGGACTCAACTTCGAGCGCGTACGTCAGCAGTTTGGGTGTAGCAACTCACCGCGTCGATACGAAAACGACGTGGGAATGGAGCGACAACCCGGCGTTGTGCGTTGCTGACTACCTGCGCGATTCCACCGTCGGCATGGGTGCGGAAGGCATCACTTCAAGCGACATCGACTGGGATATGGTGGGCAGTGCGGCGACCGTCTGCGATGTCGAAGTGTCCATTCCTGGCGTTGATTCTCCGACGGAGCGCCGGTTTACGTGCAACGGGCCGCTCGGCATGGCGAGTAGCCACGCCGATAATATCGCAACGATATTGCAGACAATGAACGGGCGACTCACTTGGAGCGGCGGAAAGTTCCGAGTCCGCGCTGGATCGTACGACGCTCCGACGCTGGCGTTTGACGAAAACGACGTCGCGGGGCCGATTCAGATACAACCGGAACTGACCAGGACGGAACGCTTCAACACCATCCGTCCGCGGTACATCGACCCGGAGAGCAAGTACGCGCAAGTCGAAGCGTTGCCCATTGTCGACACGACGCTGAAAACAACTCGCGATGCAGGCCAAACGCTGACGCTCGATCCGTCCATGCCTATGGTCGCCTCCGAATACCAAGCCCAGCGGCTTGGCTATCAGCGGTTGCTACGAAACGCGCAGCAGTTGCGTGCGGTGGTTCCGTTTAACTGGACTGCACTGAAGGCGGCAGTCGGTGATCGCATCACGTTGACCGTCGACGAACTTAGTTGGACGGCTAAAGTGTTCGTCGTCGAACAATGGGACTTCGACCTAGAAAACGGCTTTCAGCTAACGCTGCGCGCTGATTCAGCCAGCGCATACGCGGACCCTGCTGTCAGCGACTATTCAACAAGGACGCTCGCAGGCACGATCACGTTCGCGGATCCTCCGGTGTCTGCGCCGAGTTCGCTGACGTTGACCGCAGCCGAAGAAGCCATCGAGCTTGCGTGGGCAGAGCCTCCGGTGAACAACTGGCAAGACATCGTGATCTATAGCGCAGCCGCAGGCACTGCATTCTCGGGTGCATCAGAACTGGCGCGCGTGCACGGATCAAAATATCGAGACGAACTCGGCGGCGTTGAATCTCGCGCTTACTGGATTCGTGCGGTTGACGAAGAAGGCAATCTATCGACTCGTAACCCCGACTCTGACACTGGCATTGAGTCGCGCAGCCTCCCGAATCGCGTGCTTAATATTGAGATGGAGACCGGTGCGGATGTGACGCTCGAAACGTCTGGCATCCTGGACAGCCAAGGCGAGTCTGAGGTCGCCGGCACGGTCAGCGATCAGCACACCATAAAAGTCGACGACAATCAGCGCGTGACCGGGTGGGGCAATCTTTCGACCACGAACACAAGCACGCCGACTTCCGAGTTTGTCGTCGTCGCGGACAAATTTAGCGTGGTCGATCCAGATTCGACGGCAAGCACGCCTATCGTTCCGTTTTCAATCGGATCAGGAAAAGCGCAATTCACGACCGACGTGCAGATCAGCGGAGACCTGATAACGACCGGCACCATTGATGCGTCGCAGGTGAGCGTTACGAACCTGCAAGCGAACAACATCACCGGAGATGTGTCGACGTATCAGCAATTCAGCGTCTTGCCGGTGCCATCAATCGTTGTGACTCAGGGCGACGGCGAGACGGCAATTCAGACCGTGACGCTTCCAGGCAACGCGCTCGGGTTGTTGCCGATCATGCTCGCGAATTTAGAATTCACTTTCCAGTCAAGCATGCCGCAGGACGGAACCGCCATATTCCGATGGCGCAAGGATTCTGTCACTGGGTCGACGTGTTCTGACCGGCATGTGCAGCGACGGATTACAAGCTCCGGCACTGAATTTCGCGGCTTGAGCATCACCGGCACGTGGGCAGGCGGCGATGTCACGACCGACACGGACTTCGTTCTGACCTGTCAGGTGACGGGCGACGGCTCGGGCGATGCGATCCATATCGCCAGTATTCGCGGCGTCATTATAGGAGGACGTTAAATGTCCAAAATTTCAGAACTCAGCGACGGATCTAGTCTTCAATCGACCGACAGCTTGATTGCGGTTAGATCCGGCGGAAACGTGCGCGTCAAGGCCGACGGGGCGCTGACATTAACCACCGTCACGGCGACTTCGCTGGATATCTCAGGCGATATTGACGTTGACGGTACGACCAACCTAGATGCTGTCGATATTGACGGTGCCGTTCAGATTGATAGCACGGTCACGGTCGGCGCGGATGACACTGGCTACGACGTTAAATTCTTCGGGGCCAGCGCCAGTGCTTACATGCTCTGGGATGAGTCCGCAGATGATCTTATTCTGGCAGGCGCAGCAAAACTCGGTGTAGGCACGGCACCAGACGTGCGGTTGCACGTTCAGGAGAATGGCGAACCCGGCGGTGACGGGACGCTGATCCTCGAAGCTAATTCGTCAAGCCGACAGCTACAGTTTGCGCCGCCTAGCAATGCTGCAAACGGGTATATCAACATTAAAGGTGGGAACCTCTTATTTAAAGATGACGGAACGGAGATCGCGAGGTTTCAAGGAAGCACATCGTTCAACCTGAACGGCAAGCTGTACCTCTACACCACCGACGATCAGGCTAACTACTACGCGCTCTACACGCACACGGACGATTCGTTCCGAATCAATTACAACAATTCCGGCAGCGACGAATTAATCATGGACACGTCCGGGAACATGGCGATTCTCGGCAGTTTGACAGAAGGCTCGGACGAACGACTGAAAGAAGACATCGAGGTCATTCCTGACGCGCTTGCGAAGGTAAGCGCCTTGCGTGGCGTCACTTTTAAGCGCAAGGACACGGGCGAACAGCGCGCGGGTTTGATCGCTCAGGATGTCGCTTCAGTCTTGCCGGAGCTAGTCGACGATACAGGTGATTTTCTCGCGCTCAGATACGGCAACACGGTAGGTCTGCTGGTCGAAGCAATCAAAGAGCAAAGTGCCAAAATTCAAGCTCTGACAAAACGTGTCGAGGAATTGGAGAATTAGTGATGGCGACGTGGCAAATTGAAACGCTGAAACACCAAAACAACGCCGACAAAATCGTCACGCAAGCTCATTGGCGATGCTTCGACGCAACAGAAGTAGATGGGAATTTACACACCGCAGACCAGTATGGTTCTGTCTCGCTTGACGAGATAGCAGCGGACGCGGCGGGGTTTATTCCCTATGCCGATCTAAGTGAATCGAAGTGTCTCGAGTGGGTGCATGCAAAAGTAGACAAAGACGAGATCGAAACGAACATCGCAGAAGCAATCGCTGCATCAGAAAATCCACCGATTAAGTCTGGCAAGCCCTGGTAGAAAGTTATGAACGTGACCGTAAACGGCATCGAGTACACCGACCTCACGGAAGATCAGCAGCGTCATGCATCCGCAATTGCGCGACTCCAGGAACACCTGGCACTGCTCGATGAGCAACGTGAAAACGCAATGATCTCGCTGCGACATCGCGAGTCTGACTTAGCGAGATCGCTTAAAGAATAAACCACACGCAAGGCGGGGGCGCTAAGCAAAATGGGAATGTCAAAATGGCATCACCGACTATCGGCCCCGCAGCGCATCAACCCGTCACGTGGGCTGTTCATGCGCAACTGAAAACGGACCGCCTCGAGGTCGCAGCGACCGGCCAGGATTCCGCTATTCGTCAAACGCGACGCGTCGAGACCGTTAGCGAAGCGAGCATATACACGCTGCGCGATGGTCGTGTGTCGATGCACAAGCTCTTGTCGTCGCCCTCGACCGTGCTGATATCTGTCTGATGTTTGGAATAGGCGAAACCGCAGCGGCTATCACCGGGATCATGTCTGCGTTGCGTGCGCTGAATGAGGGCATCGCGACCATAAAGGAATCTGGCTCAAATGCCGCGTCGCTGGGATCGCTTGTTTCAAAATATTCCGAAGTGGAACAGCGAATACAGGACGTGGAAAAAACGAAAGCCGGGGTTTTGACGGTCAAGCAGTCACTTGATTTGACTTTGGCTAAGCGTCAGGCGGCCACGTTCAACAGACAATTGAAGGACGCGCTTTTAATGAGTGGTCAGGGCTCGGTCTACCAAGAGGTGGTGGCTCGCGTCGAGGAATCCAAAGCCGCCCATGAGAAAGCTGTCGCAAAACTGAAGCGAGCAAAACTGAAACGAGCGAAAGAGATTCGCGAGGCGGGGCTGTACGTTGGGATCGGGCTGATTGTAACTATAGTCGTCCTGGCGATTGCCGTCGTTCTGATGAAAGTTTATGAGTGATTCTGCCTCTGCTGACGCGCTGGCTGCAACGTCTTTGATTGGAGCGGTCGCCGCCAACGTGCCGCTTGTGACGGAGTGGTTGCAGATGCTCGCTGCGTTGGTCGGCATCGTCGCGGGTGCCGCTGCGATAAGGCTTCACGTGAAACATGCGAGGCAACTCGACAAGGAGAGTAAGGAATGAAGATCGGCGGATTACTTAAAGGCGTGGTCGGAACAGTTGCGCCGAAGCTCGCGACGACACTGGGCGGACCACTGGCGGGCATGGCGGTCGGCGCGATTGCCGATGCGTTAGGGGTTGAACCAACCGAGAAGGCGGTTAGTCAGCGGTTGCAGAATCCGACACCCGACGATCTTCTCAAACTCAAAAACGCCGAGAACGATTTCGCGATAAGGCTCAAGGAACTGGAACTCGACGAAACGAGGCTCGCAATGGCAGATGTGCAAGACGCGCGAAAAACATTTTCTGGCGACTGGACGCCAAAGGTGTTCGCGCTTGGGATTTTAGTTGGCTTTTTTTCGTTCATTTTTTTCATCGTCAGCGACGACTGGAACCGAGAAATGGAACCGCTGCTGAACATCATACTCGGCGGACTGCTGGCAAATGTTGCCAGTGTCGCGTCGTTTTATTTTGGCTCAAGCCAGAAAGGCAACAGTTCGTGAGCCAGGACGGCATCACGGTCGAGGAAGTCGAAGGCGGGGTCTATCGCGCCATTGTGGAGTCGTTACCTTTCGCGGTATTTTTTGCAACCGATGCAGCCGTCGCACGAACTGCTGCGCTGCGTGCAATAGGGAGGGCGAATGAACGAGCTAATCGAACAACTGAGGCTGCATGAAGGCGTGCGGTCGAAGGTTTACCTGTGCAGCGAGGGGTTTGAAACAATCGGTGTGGGGCGCAATGTTTCGGAGAGCGGGATCGGTCTTTCCGATGACGAGATCGCGTACCTCCTAGCCAACGACATCGCGCGCTGCGAGAAAGAAATCGCGGAGCGGTTCGACTGGTTCGATGACCTCGATCCTGTGCGCCAGGACGCGTTGGTCGATATGGCGTTTAATCTGGGGATCAGCCGACTGTCGCAGTTCCAGAATATGATTGCTGCGCTCGCAGAGGAGCGATTTGACGACGCAGCCGCGGAAGCGCTCGACTCCAGATGGGCGCGGCAGGTGGGGCAACGCGCTCAGACTGTCGCCGCGATGATTCGCACGGGCCAGCGCCAACTCTGAAAAAATGCGGAAAAATTGCGGCAAAATCTGTGCAGGCCACTAGAAATGCGGGGTTCAATCGCCTTGCGCCAGCCAATGACTAAATTTCGCAGATCACACACAAAACGACATAAAGTCATGCAAAACAATGGGATAGATAGCATTTGAGGCATGTCTCGGTAACTGAAAAAAACACAAAATAAGCCGTTTTAAGTGACACTTTGCGGATATTTGCGGCACAATGTGATTCGACATTGACCGGCAACGGGGCAGCCGAATGAAGGGAAGTTACCGCAAAAGGGGCAACAAAATCGAGGCGAGCGTCATGCTTAAGGGGCGTCGCAAGTCGCGGACGTTTGAGACGAAGCGCGCAGCTACGCAGTGGGTTGCCGGACTCGTCTCTGCACACACGGGAGAAGTCGCCACAGGTTCCACGCTACGCGATGCGATCCTGCGCTACGCGGAGGAAGTGACTGAGCGCAAGCGGGGGGTGCGCGAGGAACTCAGCAAGATCGACATGATCCAGCGCGTGTGCCCGGAACTGTTCGACAAAAAACTTGAAGACCTCCAGCGTGAAGACTTCGAGCATTTCGTCGATTCGCGCCTCCGGTCCGGCCTGAAGAACGCAACCATCAATCGCGATTTGGTCGTTCTCAGCCACACGCTGACGATGGCGCGTCGCTGGCGCATGATGGCGAACTCGCATAATCCGATGGAGCATGTCGATAAACTGCCGGAGGGCGAGCCACGCGAGCGTCGAATCACTGAGAAAGAAATCGACGCGCTGACTGCGCATTTTGAATACCGCCCGGAATGGGGCGTCGCATTGATGAAAAAGAAACAATATGCAGGTTGGGCGTTTTTGTTCGCCATCGAGACAGCGATGCGGCGCGGTGAAATTCTCAAGACGACGTGGGGGGATGTGCACACTGACAAGCGATACCTGCACCTACCTGCGCACAAGACGAAAACGAATAGCTCACGCAATGTGCCGCTGTCGCGCAAAGCTCTTGAGATGATCGAGCAACTCCCGCGAGGGGAAGATCACGAACCGATGCTCGATTTGAAACCGGACACGCTCGCGCAAGCGTTCAAGAAAGCGAAGCGTCTGCTAGACATTCAGGACTTACACTTCCACGACACGCGGCACGAGGCCATCACGCGCATGGCACAGAAAATCCCGA